CCGCGATGCTCGGGCCGCTTTAAACGATCCGGCAAGGGGCCGAGGTCTATTTCACCCGGATCAGGCTTGGGCCATTGTTCCGAGTCCGCATCCGCCCACGATTTTTCTGATCCCATGCAATTTTCCTTTCTAAAATTGTTGCCAACAAAGCGCAGATTAGAAAACCTACGCTTGCCCCATTCAGGAATGGTTTCATGGTTCACTCTCGCCGGTTGTACGCTCGCTTTTGTGCAAGCATGAGGGATTTTCCGTCATCGCTCATGATCCATACAGGAACCGATCCAAGGGCCGCAGATAGCTTTAATGCAGCCCCTCTTGCGCCTGATGGTCTGTCGTAACTGTCGGCGGCATTACCGACTATTTTCCCGTTCCGAGATTTCATTCGCCAAGTCCATTTTCCACTGCGGGTTTTGTATGCCTCGATAAACAGATTCATTCCCGGATTTCCTTTCAAGAAATTAATTATGGGGCGATTTCTCGCCCCTCCATTTTATCCCGGTTCGCCGGGAACCAACGGCACCACGCGCTCAAGATGCCGATCTTCTAGCAGTTTGTGGACGAAAGGCTTGGGGCTTTTTCCGAATTCAAAATGCTTTTCCAATTCGGCCATGGGAACCGCGCCTTTGGGCCATCCGGGAATCTCGCGGGTTGCCTTCGTTTGGATGAAAAGCAAGATAGCGGCGCGATCCGATTGCGCGTGATTTTTGGTGATCCCGGCGAAGGTTGCGCGCACGCCTAGAAGGGCCTCACGGGGCTTACGGGCCTCGCCTGTGACTTTCTTAGGCCGAACGTCCTTGCGAGCCTTCGGAACGATTGGAGCGGCCTTTGCGAGTTGTTCCGCCAGTTGGGCGCGCAGCGATCCACGGGGATACTTCCGCGCCGATTCCGTTTCGATATTCGCGGACGGCGCGACAGGTTCCGGCGCATCTTCCACCTTTTCGCCTTCGGCCTCTTCGCCCTTCGGGTCGGACGGTTCGCGGGCGGCTTCGCGCTTCACCGGCTCGGGATTCTTGTTCGCGATCACTTCGATTTCGGGATTGCCCGGCGCGCTTTCCGGCATGATTTCGGGAACGTCATCTTCCGGCACAAATGCGGCGGCGGGCAAGTCGGGGATTTCGCCTGCTGCGGGCATCGCAACGCCCCTAGAACGCGCCTTTGCGGCGAGTGCATCATAGGAACGCACTTGCGGCTTTTCGCCCTTGGAAACGCCCAGCAAACCGTCGAGGTTTTCGGACCACTGGCGCAACTTGCGCAGCGTGCGAAGTCCTGCGGATTTGGACTCGATCTTACGGGGCTTGGCATCGCCGCGAATGGCGGCAATATGCGCGCTGATGTCGGCAGAGGTCAGGTCATCGAGTGCCTTGTCTGCGATGGTGAGGTCCAGCTTGCTCATTTTCAGATTTCCTTTCTAGGGGTTGGTTGACAGAGAATCGGTATATGTATTCTGCACGATTCACCGGAGATTGCAATCCCGAAAGGGAAGAAAGATGCAAGGGTTTGTTACTGCGGAGCGATCTTGAAAATGCATGATGCAGTGTCGGGAATTCCTGCGGGATAGAGGCTTCGCTCGTAACTGTCTTTTCTCTTTTTTGATTCCGCGTCTAACCATTGCAGATTCGATACTGAATCGCATCCTCCGCACGCAAGCGGCCTTACATGGTCTTTGAAATAGCCAGGACATGCACCAGTGCGCGAGCCCGTAGAACGGCACGGATAAAGGAATTGGAATCGGCGCAGGACATCGGCGCGGCGAATGATTTGTCCGCTTGCATCGCGCTTAGGAGGGCCGCAATAGTTGTAGTCCTTCATCGGGTCTAACGTCTGCGCGTTTGCAAATGCCGTTGACAGAATCAATGCGATCACAACCCATGCAATCACTTCGCCGCAGGCAAGCATGAATTTCATGATACCGCCATGAATGCCGTAATTACGTTGACGGCAAAGACGATCCAGAAAACGCTCCATCCTAGAATTTTCATATCGTCCGCGCAAATCCAAATTTGGGTTTGAGATATTCCATTGCGCGATCGTTCAATTCCGCTTCGCTTTGCTCGAAAACAATTACGCCCCTACGCTCGAAATATTGGGCACTGCGCGCAGTGATCACCATGTCGCCTTGCCAGGGTCGCGGAACGTATCGCCATTCGGCGTTGCCCGCCTTGTCGGTGCAGGCATTGAAGATAAGCGTATCGCCAATTCTGTGCAAATCGCCGTGAACAATTTTCCCTTCATGCGGCGAAAAGAATTCGCAGCCGGTGATGATGCATTCAGGCATTCCCATTTCGGAACTCCCGCTTTGCTTGGCGCTTACCATCGTAATAGCCAAATTTATATGCCGAAAGAATAACCGCCAGGAATGCACCTGTGGCAAGAAAATAATTTACGCATTCTGGCATTTCAATTTCCTTTCTAAAAAAATGACCCTTCGCGCTTTGTAGCGGCAACGGTTGAACCAATCCGGGTTTAGGGAGACTACCAACAAAATCCCAATCACCTGGGATAAACCGGATGGCATTGCCAGCGCGAAGGGCCAGGAGAAAACTCATTTCGGTTTTGCTTCCTTGCGCCTGCGATCCGGCGCAGAGGGAATCCAATTCGTAGGGCCGTCATCCTTCGGACGTTGCGGAGAAGGCTTTCGATCCTTGCGCTGATCGTATGAAGGCTTGTCAGGTCGCATGTCATTCGTCCTTGAAAACCGGAGGCAGTTTGTAATTGCGTCGAATTTCCTCCGAAGATTCTCCCACATTTTTAATGTGTTGATCAAGGATTTCTATTCCGGCTTTATGCGCTTCAACTACCGTCATTGGGGTAAGCGGCGTTTGTGTTCCTTCCGCTAAATCCGCAATCTGAATTTTCCTGATCAATTCTGCCGCGCCATCCGCAGTCATGAGAGTGCCATCCCACAATGGGGCAAGAGTGGCGATAACTGCATCGTCCTCTCTTTGCAAATTAACGGCGCGCACGCTTTCCAAACAAACAAGAATGTATGGCGTATCTTCAAAATCCGTTTGCTTGAAAGCGGAAAGCTTTTCCACTAATTCGGCTTTCTTCCGGCGCATTTCGCGCAGCGTTTCCTGAGCCTCGAAATAGACCATGGCCCCGAGTAGGACCATGGATTCATGGCGGCTTGTCATGGTGCGATCCCTTCATCGTATTCGTCGCCGTCACGTTCTTTCATGCGTGCGCGCCATTCATTGTATTGGCCCCCTAGCAGTGCGCGGGTGACTTGATCAATCACCCATTTGGAATGATGATCCCCTTGAATCTGTCCGTATTGCGTGATGATTTGCAGCGCATTTTTTGCACGGCCAATCAGGATTGCATTGTTGCGATGGACATTGGATTCTGATTCGTTTGCCACTTGATTTCCTTTCTGAATTGCGAGTCTTGATTGTGGGGCAAGCGCCCCACTAATGCAAGTCTCTAAGCGTATGTATCGCGTTTTTCTGCAATCACTTTCCATCCGAACGATTCCCATCTTGCCGCCTTCGGTCGCCAGTATGAGGGGCACATTGGCTTTGTGCATTCGACTTGTCGCCGTCCGCGTTCGCGATCCTGGGCGCGATTCGCATCTTCTTCCGTTCGCGGATAACATCCATCATAGCGAAGCATATCGAGGGGAAATTCTCCTGCCCCTTCGACAGTGAAATTTACGAAGTGGTTTCTGGTAGGCATTTCAGTTTTCCTTTCTACCCATTGTGTTCGATGTCGTCTTCCGGCTTGACATCCGGCTCGTCTAGTTCGCGATCACGCAGCAATTCATACATTGCCGGATTGCCTTTGGCATGGCAAAGCAAGAAAAACTCAAAGTCTTCGGCCTTGCGTTTTGCGCGTTCAACTTCGTTCATTTCAATTTTCCTTTCAGGTTCTCAAGCCGGATCGAAGAGAAACAAGGCGATGCGGCTTACTAACATCCGCTTGTTGCGATGCCGAATAAGCCTTAATCAGTTCTTCCATTTCTTCCGGCGTAATTGCGATTTCGAGCATACGCCCATCATCGCCGTATGCCGTCATGGTGACGTTATATTGTTTTGTTGAAAAATCCAACCGATAACCGGTCGAATTCGTCCGCATCAATTGCTCTTTGACTCTTAGGTTTCTTGCGCTGACCAACATTGTCGTATCCTTTCATAGGTTCAAGCTCACAGTATTTGCGATTCATTCGCATGGGCTGGCAATCCTCGATCATGCAAACGATCATCGAGGGCTGATCGAACGGCGAGCCGTTCAAATGCACGCGGCGAAGATAAATTCGGGATTCGGTTCGCTTGAGCAATTGCCCATACGCGAATTCCTTGCGTCCGAGTTGCACGCGGAAATATTCAATTCCCATTTCGTTTTTCCTCCGGTAATCCAACGCCGTCCAAATTGCTTTTCTCAAGCAATCGGTTATGGATGATGGCGAGTTGCCGCAGAGTTTCACGCTCAAATGCGTCATTGGGGCTTCGCATGACAACATCATTGGTTCGCCCCTTCGCGGCATTGGCGATCCATCCGATTGCGATGTCATACGCAAGCGTTTTCGGAGTGTGGCCTTCTCTATTTCTCATGATCAATTTCCTTTCTGTGAATTGGAAGGGGTTTCCCCCTTCCGGTCAATAGCAGTAAACGATGTCGATTTCGCGGCTCACATTCTTGTTGCGAGTGTCGCGGCGGATGCTTTCTTCCGCACGATTCGCCGTTTCGTAGTGGAGATAAGAATTCACGGTCCTGCGGCGGCGGAAATTGGTGTAGGTGATGCGATAAACGAACATCACGCCTTCACGCTTGCCTTGGATCAGGTCGCAGCAGGACTTGACGTAATCGGCCTTCGGATCGTTCGAGAAAACAACCGGCTCGGAGGCTTCCACTGCGGCGATTGCGGCTTCGTATTGGCTATCGGTGGTCATGATCAATTTCCTTTCTGAGAAACAACTTGCTGATGGATGAATATTAGTCGATTTATATCTCGAATTCAAGCCCATTAGCAAAGTGTTTCAATTGCCCCGTTTTCTTACCTATCGGCACGGGGCCACACCCACTAGCTTTTTTAGACCGTGATCACCGAGTGATCCTCGGCAAACTCTTCCGCCAGATTCCACAGATCGGCGTTGAATGCCGTTGACTTGGCAATCTCGCGCAGTGGCCGGGCGGTTGCCTTGCGGCCCGTGGATGCCAAGCCTTGAAAACCGCCTTTCATTGCGTTTTCCTGAATCACGTTGAACGTGGTCCACAAGTCGCCTCGATCATCGTCTTCCCGGCGAACCGCCAGGAGGTCTTCGACTTCAAAGCGGTTCGCATCGCCCCAACGCAGGACGGCGGCGAGCTTCGCGAATTCCCGGCGCTCGGATGCATCCATGTCGATTTTCTTCCACGATTCGACTTGGCGCAGCCATGCGTTCGTACCGCGAGACATACGCATCACCCGGGCGATTGCTTCCTGTGCGGCGCGGCCCGAATGCCGGATTACTTCGCGTGAGAACGTGGTGCCGACGATCATCCCGTTGCCGCAAATGAAACGATAAACGCCTTGCCGAACGTCAACGCTAGAGGTTCCATTGTGGGCATTGGTGATCAGGATTTCCGGCGTGAGGCCGTCGAATTTGCCCATGTCGGGATTGCGCAAAACTACTTGATGCTTGGCGTAGAGGGGATCACGCGGCGCGGCACCATTGCGGCCCTTTTTGTGTGGCTTGCTCATATGTGCCCGGTCGATCACAAAACCCAATTCCGCCAGTGCCTTGCAGATTTCGAGCGTGTTGACATGCTTGTAACGGGCCGAGCGATCCGGCGCGGCATGGTCGGTGCTGACTGCACGCGGCGCGTTGACCGACTCGGGGATCAGCAGCGCCGTTGCGGCGGATGCGTCCAGGGTTTCAACTTCGGCGGCTTCGACTTCAATAACTTCGTTCATGATAATTTCCTTTCGGTGATTGGTTTCCTCGAATCGGAATTGATTTCGAGTGAATGTAGTTTAGGCGATAGGCCGGAAAGATGCAAAGACTAAAGTGAATCAGTTTGTATCTTCGCCGGAATCTTCCATGGAATCGAAATTCGCTTCCAACTCTTCCAGGCGTTCCCGCACGCGCTGATCATTCGGGAAACGCTTGGCTTTGTCAGCCAGGATTTTGCGCACGGTTTCCCGGCTTCGCCGGTCGAATTCGTCTTGTTCTTTCGAGTTGACCATGATCTCATTCCCCATGATTGATAACCATCAAAGCGGTTGTCTGCATGCCGCAAAACGAATAGACAGTGTAGGCGTGAATGCGCCCCTTGCGTTCGCATACTACCGTTAGCTTGCCATCCTTGCGCCATGCGCGCAACAGCTTTGCGGCCCGTTCGCGAGTCATGAGGGGATCGGCCTTGTCAGGCTTGTTTCCCCATGCCCAAGAGAATTTCACCGCCTTGGAGGGGGCCTTGCGGCCCTTGCGTTGGCTCATTTCGTTCCCCTTCTCTTGATCCCTGTCCTTTTGCATTCGGCCATCCAACGCTCATTCAGGACGGTTCCTGCATCGTTGCACTGATCCAGATACTTCGCTTCCGCGATGGGATCATGGTCGCGCATGGCACGGGCGGCTTCGCCTGCATCCTTGATGATGTAACGCAATTCCGCGTCGGTCTTGCGGCGATAGGCGGCGAGATTACATGTCATTTCGATTTCCTTTCTGTGCCCATCTTACGGGCGGTTGGAGAGAATTTCAAATCCAGCGGATGCGAGCCGGTCGAACGTTGCGCGAGCAATCCACAGGCAATTGCATTCGACATTCAGGGGAGACTCGAAAGCCGGATCACGGAAGGTAATGGAGTAAGACATTTCGATTTCCTTTCTGAATTCGCTTGCTGATGGAGTCAGTTTAGGCGATACAAATCCCGAAAACAAGGGCCTTTTCAGACCCTTACACTTCTCACCATTTGATCGAGAATGCCGTCACTTTATAGTCCAGCTTGCCAGCGGCGTTCTTTTCATTGATGACCCTTACCCATTCCTGGGCATCCGCGAGGCGGCAAAACCCAAGCTCGTCCTCATGTCCGAGTCCTGCGAGATTGCCTGCCGTGAATTCGCGGTGAAAGTACAGCCGCACGGGATAGCGTTCGGTGGATTCGCTCATGATCAATTTCCTTTCAGTGTTGCGGGTGATTCCGACTAGTGGGACTGTCACTCCCACTAAGCTGATTCACGCGTAACGGCCAATATTCAACCGCCAGTAGGCGCGGCAACGCTTGTGATCTTCCGGCGTGCAATATCCCTTGCCTTGGCACTCATAGCAGACCCCGACTTTGCCGGTATAAACGCCATTCACAATTGCGCCACCGGAGAAGAACTTGCCGGAACCGTTGCACTTGCTGCACTTCGGGAATTGGGGCTTGGTCATGATCAATTTCCTTTCTGAAATTCGTTTGCGATGTGGTGATATTAGGCGATACCAATCCCTAATTCCAGTACCGTTTCAAACAATTACAGTTTAGAAGTTGCCCGCTCCCGCCGTCTTGTTTCTCGCTGGCACGATGGGGCAATTATAGCGAAACATATCCCGAAAACAAGTCCTTCCTAGTGGCTTTACCTAGCGTTACATCGCCCGTTTCCCAATATTGACCAATTTTCCCGGATGTTGTGTCACAGTCGAACCTTGTCCAATCAACACCACTATGAAAGGAATACCATGGTTTCCAGAGGCAGACCCAAAAAGGTTACGATTCAAGAAGTTGGTTTGCAGGAACATCCAGAGTTAAATAAGTTGTTTTCAATGATTTGGGATGCAGGCTTCGCCGCGTGCTATTCATGGATCGAACGCCGCAAGCTCGCACTTTCCAGCGAAGAAATACCGGCACCATGCAACCCTTGCCGCGATCCGAAGATTGCAACTTCATTCGACAACATCGCCGTTTCCAGATTCGCAATGGAAATGATTGCGAAATTGGGATGCAAATCGCCGGATGTTTTGTGGGATGACAAGGCCCGTATCAGCGCGCAGGAATTGTCCGAGGAATTGCGGCGGCACGTTGACAAGGGCGATCCTGTCGATGTCGCCAATTATGCAATGTTCCTTCATCAACGCGGAGAAAAAATTCTTTGAAAGGAAATTGAAATGAATATGTACGAGAACATGCCGCATGATCACATCGTGCAGCGGCTTGAAAATCTGGCGGAGCATCGCACGCCTGCCGTCATCAAAGGGGTTATCGCGCCAACGGTTCCTTATCCGATTGGTGAGCATTTGCTCCTGCGCGAGGTCGCAAAGCGTCTAAGCCGGATGCACAAGGACATCGAGGAACTACAAACCAATCAATCGGTTTCGGAGTTTATGCAATGCAAATAGAAACTGCCGCATGGGGCGTCTTCTATGCAACGGTCGTTCTTGTCAATCTGTCTTTCATCTACGTTATTTTGGAATTGGGAATATGACCGATGCCGAAAAATTCTTGCTGGCACTCGCGGGCGAAGGCTTGCCGCCCGAAGAGAGAATCATCCTTTGCGGCTTTGAAGGCAACCCCGACAAAGTAGGTCCGCACGCATGGCGTCCGCGCCCATGGAAACCCGGAAATGAAATTGTCTTGAATGAAACGGCGAACGGCTATTGCACGGTTTCGAGTTTCGTTCGCGCCGTTGACGGTTCATTTCGCAGGCGTACCGAATGCTTTGGCGCGGGCCTTGCCTTCATGATCGATGATGTAGGAACGAAGGTCCATGCAAAGCCAGAGTGGCCCGATGCGTCCGCCATCATCGAGACTTCCCCTGGCAATTTCCAATGGTGGTATTTCATGGAAAGGGAACGAGATATATCGAAATTCGATGCGCTCATATTCACTTTCATTCACGACATGCTAGGCGGCGACGATCCCGGCATGGCCGGTATCACGCGAGTTGGCAGACTTCCGGGATTCGTCAACGGCAAACCCAAATACAACGGGTTTATCACGCGGCTTGTGCATCTATATCCCAAATTGCGTTATCGCACTGACGATTTGTTGACCGCGTTCAACATGAAGTTAAGAGGTCGGCGCGTTTTCACATTCGGAGATGGCACTGTGCCGCGTGATGTGAGAAACAGAATCGATGCGTTTGAAGCATGTCTGAAATTCCTGGCTAGAAGAAAGATGCTGAAAGATAAAGACTTCGATGTTTCCGGTTGGACAGAGGTTACTTGCCCCTGGCTAGACGAACATACGAACGCAGCAAACACCGGATCGGCTATTCGCCTGCCGTCCGAAGAAAACGCCTTCTACGGGGCCTTCCGATGCCATCACGGGCATTGTCAGGATCGTGGGTGGGCGGACCTATCGGATTGGGCATCACAAGAAATAGGAGAGGAATTGGACAAGGTAAGGCCGATTAGTTTTGATGAATTGCAAAAAGGGCAATCATGAATGACGAATCAACAAATGAACCACTTCAACCTGATATGCAGGAACGGCTCGAAAGAGTCCGTGAATTATCCGATGAACAACTCAAGAAAGATGAAGACCCTAGCGCGCAACGCCGGGCAAAAATGGAGGATTTTGTTTTTGATCTTTCTGAGAATAAATTTTGGGATGTCGTCTTGTGCGCGGCGCGTGAACCTAACGCAGTCAACAAGGCAATCCCATTATCAGAATGGACTCGAAATGATGAAGGCCGATTAGTCAAGCCAACATCAGTTATCGGTCAATCAGGAAGTCCCGATCCTTGGGGGCGGCAACGCGTCGAGGAAACAACCTGGGCACCGGGCGAATCTCGCATCATCGAGAACAAACGCATGATGCGTACCGGCATGGTCCCCTGGCCGGGCCATAGGGCCTTGAATCGGTATCTTTCCCCTGACTATTCGGGCGGCATTGCATCAGATGCAAAACGATGGGTTGATCACGTTATTGCGCTATGGCCGAAACCTATTGAGCACAATTATTTTTTCGACTATTGCGCGCACATGATTCAGCGCCCATGGGAGAAATGTTTTGCAGGAATCATGCTTTCGGGATCACAAGGCGTAGGCAAAGACTTAACGCTCATGCCACTGAAATATGCAGTGGGCCGCGACAATGCTTCGGACATCCATCCTGACGATTTATTCAAGACGTTCAACACCTGGGCGGCTTGCGTGATGTTGGTTATCAATGAAGTGCGTCCGACAGAGGATGATCACAAGGCATCTAGCATTTATCAGATTCTCAAAGACTACATCATTGGCACCGATGCATTGACGTTGGAAGCAAAGCATTTGAATAGAGTTTATATCCCTAATTGCTTGCGAGTTTTTGCGACGATGAACGATCCGCTTGCGATGTTTATCCCGGAAGATGACAGGCGGCTTTTCATGATGCATACGTCATTGGATCGTACTTGGGCAGATGAAAATTACTTTCGGGAATTGGTGGAGTGGATCAAGAACACCGAAGGCGTTCATGTTGCGAAATGGTTATCGGAGAGAGATATATCCAAATTCAATCCTGGCCGCGAGCCTCCAAAGACGGCGCAATGGAATTCGGTCAGTGCAACATGGGGAGAGGCGGACGATGCGGTTAGTTATGCGCTCGATCAATTGGGCAATCCTGATGTCTTGTTCGCATCCGAAATGCTTGGCGTGGTCAGTCTCGATCATTCCAATGAACTGCAATCGATGCTTCGCGCCCATCGCAAACTTCCACATCGAATGCATTTGGCGGGATATACATTGGTGAAGTCGCAATCGCCGGATGGAAGATGGGCGTTTAAGGATTCAAATACCGGAAAAATCTTCAAGTCGCGAGCCGCGTATGCGAAACATTCAGTCGCATTCAGCGGCGAGGACGCGATTGGAATGCTTATCAAGAGAGGCGCGGCGATAGTTAAAAACGAATGCGACAAAGCTACGAATAATGTAGTGCCATTCAAAGGAAAGACTGACTTTTAGCCGCAGAGCTATTTCCCAATATTGCAGAAAAACCCAATATTCCCCATGTCTATGTATTTTTGCGAAAAAAATTGTCCTGTTGAGTATATAAGAGAGGCATTCTATATGGGTGGCATGCAGAGAGGTCAGAGAATGGGGGAAACCGGGGAATCTTGGGATATTGGGAAATTAGCACATCAGGAAACGTGACAAAAGGAACACGCGGCAAGGCTGGAAAACTGAAAGGATTTTATGAAAACGCATTTAGATTCGATGTGTAGTGCATTGGAAAGACAAGCGGATATGTTGGAAAATCTCGCGGCAAAGTTGGCCGATCCGCTTGAAGCAAAACTTGCGGCGGAAGATGCGCAATTATTGCGTGATGCTCACGTTGCCTTGTTCACGCGAAGTAATGCAATTCGCATTGCGTCAAGTGACGTTGCAAAGTGGCTGAAAACACAATCAGATTTAGAGGTCGCGTGCGGGCGAGGTAATCACGCGGCGCAATTGTTCCAGTGGTCCGATACGTTGCAACGATTAGGGGAATGAAATGTTAAGTCCAGATGATGCAAAGAAACGATTGAAAGACATGCAGGAGATACGAGAAAAAACGCTCGATGATTTGCGAAAAATAAATAAACGAATCGAGGAAATAACAGAGAAGTATGGATTGGAGGATAAGCCGGATGATCTGGCGAAATTCCAGATTTGCGATTGCTGCATGTCGGAGTTTGATTGCAGGACGCGGCAAGAGTGCTGGCATAAACGGCCAGTGTGGAATATGTGGCCGCTTTTCTTTCCGAAGGGGAAATGACGTTCGCGCCTGTCCGCGTTAAACTTGGGTTTGTATTTTCAATTTAAGGAATTGAAATGGACGAAAACATCGAGGATGTTGAAGTCATAGGCGAACCGAGGCGGCGTTATCTTCCCGGTCCTGGCCGTCCTGCCGGTGTACCGAACAAGACGAATAAAGAGTTTCGCGAGATAGTGAATAACCTTCTTCAAAAGAACGCTGATAACTTTGAAGTGTGGCTTGCTGATGTCGCGAATGGCAGACCGGCGCAAGTGATTCCACCGAGTGAGGACTTGCCGCATGGCGGTGTTATTCCTGGCGTTACGCCTGATCCTGGCAAGGCATTAGACATTCTCACAAAGCTCGCAGAATTCTCCGCGCCAAAACTCACGCGGCAAACAATCATTGGCGATCCCGATAATCCGCTTAGCGCACCAGTGCCGGTGTTGAACGTCACTATTGGCGGCAAGCGAATTGAAATGGGGAATGCCGATGATGAAAAAGAAAAATGATTGCGAACGCGGAGATTGATCTTGCGTTGCATGACAAGCAAGGCGAGGCGCTGCTATCTCTAGCAACGGAGATTCTCTATGGGGGCGCAGCAGGCGGCGGTAAGTCTCACCTGATGCGCGTTGCGGCGATCCTATGGTGCATGATGATTCCGGGATTGCAGGTTTACTTGTTTCGCCGCACCTATCCCGACTTGGAAAAGAATCACCTGACAGGACCATCAGGATTGCCCGCGATGCTCGCGGCATGGTTGATACGTCGCATCGTCAAATACAACTCACAGAAAGGCCAATTTGTTTTCAGCAATGGTTCCTGCATTCATATGTGCCATTGCCAATATGAAAAAGATTTGGTGAATTATCAAGGCGCAGAAATTCATGTCTTGTTGATTGACGAAATTACGCATTGGACTCAGAGCATGTATAAATATCTGCGAGGCCGCGTGCGTCTTGGCGGCTTGCAGGTTCCGAGTGCGATGAAGGGATTGTTTCCGCGCATTCTTGTTTCGGGAAACCCTGGCGGTATCGGACACAATTGGGTCAAGATGGATTTTGTCGATGCTCCTGGAGGGCCGATGTCGATCCGCAGGATGCCCAAGGTCGAAGGCGGGATGTTGCGCCAGTACATACCCGCTAGGCTTACCGACAATCCGACGATGGAAGAGAACGATCCAGAGTACCGTGATCGTCTTTCGGGATTGGGCTCGCCTGCGTTGGTGCGCGCATGGTTGGAAGGGGATTGGAATATTGTTGCTGGCGGAATGTTTGATGATGTTTGGAATGACGAGATTCACTACATCGAGCCTTTCGAGATTCCATTCTCCTGGCGCATTGATCGAGCGTTCGATTGGGGCTCAAGCAAGCCGTTTTCCGTGGGCTGGTGGGCCGAATCGGACGGTAGTGAGGTGAGACTAGCCACGGGCGGTTCGCGCACGTTCCCACGCGGTTCCTTGTTCCGCATTGGCGAGTGGTACGGATGGACAGGAAGGCCCAATGAGGGATTGAAAATGAGCGATTCAGAAATTGCTCTAGGAATTGTTCGCAGACAAAATGAAATGGGGATTCATGTCCGGGTAAAGCCTGGGCCAGCCGATTCCTCGATCTTCGATGAAGTGAATGGCGATTCACCCGCACGCGTACAGTCGCGGCATGGTGTTCGATGGGCGAAGGCGGACAAAGCCCCTGGCACTAGAATCCGCAGATGGCAATTGATGCGCAACCGATTCATAAACGCCGCGAAACGCAACGGCGAACCGGGCATGTGGATTTTCAATACATGCGATCAATTCAAGCGTACAGTTCCGGTATTGCCGCGTGATCAAAAGAAATTAGACGATATAGATACGGATGCAGAGGACCATGTTGGTGACGAATCCGGTTATCGGGTATTGGATGGTGTCGGCGCACGCGGCGCAATGTCGATAAATGCAGGTCACGCGACGAACGCATAGGACGATCATGGAAAAGGCAAACATCGCGGCAACAGTGGCTTTCAATCGCATCCCCGATGATGTAAAGCAAAGATGGAAAGTTGTTCGCGATGTCATATCCGGCGATCAAGTTTTGCGCGCAGGAAACTATCTCCCATATTTGAATAGTCACGATGAAAGTCTTGCGAACGTATCGCGCAATAACGCATATCGTCAACGCGCAGTATGGTTCCCGGCAACATCGTTCACGCTTGAAGGATTAACGGGCCTTGCATATCGAGTTGATCCGACTGTCGATTTACCCGGCAAGATGGAAGACATGACAGAGGATGTCGATGGTGCGGGCGTATCGCTATATCAGCAATCCCAATCGGTGTTAGGTAGCAACGTGCAAATCGGGCGGCATGGGTTGTATGTCGATTGGGCCGAAGAATTAGGAAGGCCCGTTATCAAGTCATATAGCGCGGAGTCAATTATCAATTGGAGATACACAATCGTTGGAGGCAAATCAACGCTATCGATGATTGTTTTCGAGGAAGAAGTCGAAGAGGAAGATGGGGAATGGGGATTGAAGAAAGTCACGCAATGGCGTGAGGTATATCTTGATCAAGGGTCGGGTGTATGCAACGTGCGAGTGTGGCGTGATTCTGATCCGAGTGTGGGCGGCGAGAAGCAAAAGCAAATCGTCCCATTCAATGCTGGTACCGATAAAGAGGCACCATCGATTGTGTTGCGCTCACGCGGCAAGCCGCTCACGTTTATCCCGTTCACGTTTATTGGTTCGCAAAACAATGATGGATCGATAGACGTATCTCCGCTTTATGGATTGGCGCAAGTAAATCTCGCGCATTTCCGAAATTCAGCCGATTACGAAGATTCCGTTTTCTTTGTCGGTCAAGTGCAGCCATACATTACGGGGCTTACCGAAGATTGGCGCGATCATTTGGAAAATCCGACAATCACATATCCCGATGGATCAATAGTCAAGACAGGACAAACACTTTATGTAGGTTCGCGCACTCCGATCTTGCTTCCCGAACATTCCACATTCGGATATGCACAGGCGCAACCCAATCAAATCGTGAAAGAGGCGATGGATCAAAAGGAAGCGCAGATGATTGCCATTGGTGCGCGCATGATTGAGGCGACAGGCAAGGGCGGATCACGCACGGCAACCGAAGATGAAAACGATAGAGAGGCAACAACCTCCGTTCTTTCATTGTGCGTATCGAATGTGAGTGAGGCATATCAACGTGCGTTTTGGTTTGCTGCACAATATCTCGATATGGGCGAAACATTCGATGCTGCGGCCACATTCAAAATCAATCAGGACTTTACGCGCATGTCGCCTGATTCCGCACTGATGGCAGAATTGGTCAAGTCCTGGCAGACAGGCATTATTGCGAAGGACGATGTTCGCGATTTCTATCGCAGAATTGGAATCATTCCAACGGAGAGAGACAATGAACAAATCGATGATTCGCTCGCAACCGAAGGCCCGGCCCTTGGGCTTATGGGTATGCCGGGCACGCCACCGGGTACGCCTGCGATTGGAGGCCCGAAAGGTGCGCCGGGCGCGGGTGGAAACGTGGCTATCTCCAACGGGCCAAGTAACGGGCCGAATGGAGGCGTTCTTCCCGAACAGACCGGACCTAGTAATGGACCCTCCAACGACGATGACGAACCGCCAGATTTGCCGCCCGGAGATACAAGAGAAGAACAAATCGAACGCACTCAAAGAGGTTTCCCATCTCGAAAGAAACCTCCCATCATGGGCGATTCCGTATCTCGCGATACTGATGCAAATGAGAGGCAAGCCGCGACATCCCGCGCTGATGCTCAAGGCGGCGAAAGATCGAACGTAGTTCCGTTGAATCCCCCGCAACCTCCTGCGCGTCAACGCACAGAGATGGTCGAGGATGTCACTCCACGCCAGCCAACGCCTGCAACGATGGAGGCAGTGCCATTCGATATTGGTCCTGTCATCGAGGCAATTCGCGCTGGCTTTGCTTCAATTCAATTCCCCGCGCCGATTATCAATATCGAGAATCCTGCGCCGGTTATCAATGTGGCCGCGCCCACTGTGAATGTGGATTCTCCATCGATCAATGTCGAATCGCCAGCGATCACAGTCAATCCCCCGAGTGTCACGCTACCATCGATGAATGTCATAGTCGAAAAGGCGGCGGGAAATAAGCAAGGCAAACTTATCAAAACCGCAAACGGTTATGAGTTAGAAGTCACTTCCACCGATGATGAAAGGTAATCTGAAATGGCCGCATATACCAAATTCCACGACTACGCCGAGCAAAAGAATCGTGCGGTCCACAATTGGGGCTCGCATACATTCAAGTTGGCGTTATCGAATACTGCCCCATCGCAAGGCAATTCGATCCTGACCGACATCACGCAAATTTCTGCTGGCAACGGATACACTGCGGGCGGTGCTGCGCTCACTGGTGTATCGATTTCGGAAACAAGCGGCACTGTCACGGTTCAAGCGAATCAGGTGACGTTCACTGCATCAGGCGGCGCGATTGCAGCATTCCGCTATTACGTTCTCTATAACGATACCGCTGCGAGCGATAACCTCGTCGCGTTTTGGGATCATGGTGCCGCAGTGAACCTTGCGGATGGCGATTCGTTTGTCGTCAAATTCAATAACGCTTCGCCGGGTACGATCTTCACCGATTCGTAATCCTCCGTGGCGATCCAGTATGTCGGTGGGATGGTCGGCGGGCGTGCGGGTGCGAACTCCACGCTCTCTGTTAACTACGCACTGACAGGCGGCGATACTGGCGACACTGTACCGAAAGCTGGCGATACTGTTTACATTGAAGTTGTTACTGGCACTGCGGGAAGAACGCCTGCATGTCAAATCACAACGCCAGCGGGATTTGCTGCGTATGGTCAATTAAACGCAAACGGAACCACGTTCGATACATCGATGGATGTATCTAGAAAGCGGATGGGTGCAACGCCTGATACTGCTTTCACTCTCCCGTCAACAGGCAATACTGCGGATGCGCAATCGTACACAGTGCGCGTCTATCGAGGCGTTGCCCCCGGTAATCCTGATGATGTCACTTCCACCACTGCGACAGGCACGGGAACATCGAGGCCCGATCCTCCATCGATCACGCCTTCAACTGCTGGCGCATGGCCGGTAATCTTTGGTGCTGGTGCTGCGGGAACTGGTGCGAACTACACATTCACCGATTTAACCGATGTCCTGACTCGATTCGATGCGGACACAAACGATTCAGTTGTTGGATCGGGCCACAAAGAAAATTGGACATCGGGCGCATTCAATGCCGCAGTATCGACAACAGGAAGTGCCGTTGCTGCTGATTCCTGGGCCGCTCGCGCAATCGTGCTGCGGCCAGCAAAAGCAATTTCGACACTCACAGAGAATTTCGAGGCGGCACTCGATACAAATAAATGGACGGAATTCAATACCAATGGCACGGTGAATTTCACTGGTGGTGTTGGCGAATTCGCTCTCACAAGTGCCGGTGCCGCAAACAAAGCGCAAATTATTTCCGATGGTGCTGATTACTCTATTCTCAATAGCACTTGCTTTGTCAAGATTCCACAAGCGGCGCGTGACGCAGGCAGTACCGGCAATCTTCAAACCTATATCACGATTGAAGGCGACACAGGCGGCGGGCCGCAGTGGCTTATCTTCGCTAATGGGAATGTTGTTTGTGCAAAGCCGGGTGCTGGTCTTGCTACGCCAACAACTGACTATTGGAATAATCAAGACACTTTTAGATGGCTCGGATACAAGGAAGATAACGGAACATTCTATTGGCGCAGTGCGCCGGAATCCGCAAGCAATCCTCCAATAGAAAGCGATTGGGTCAATCGTCATTCAGTAGCGACAAATACGCTAGGTAATGGAGTTTTTGAAAATAACTATGTTTCGCTATTCATTTGGACGGACCCAGCCACAACTGTCACGCAGATTGCGAAATTCGATGGTCTGAATACTGCGGCGAGCGTCAGTGGTGCAGTAACGAATTCAACTGCTGATCCCGGATCGTATGTAGTTTCGGGAGTGGCCGCAACGGCGGTAAAGAATCGCGCAGCGAATGCAGAATCGGGATCGTATTCCCTAACTGGTGTTGCCGCTACTGGTGTCGTAGTGCCGCCTGCGGTTGTCACAGATAGCGATGCGCAGCCCGGCACATATGCGCTCACAGGCGTTGCTGCGACAGGTGTACGCAACGTGGCGGCGATTGCCAGTGCGGGAACCTATGCGCTCACGGGCGAGGCCGCAACAGGCAATAAGGGATTCGCGGCGAACACTTTGCCGGGAACATATTCATATTCGGGAACCGCAAGCGCATATCAGATTACTCGCGGCGCAAATACGCAGCCGGGATCATATTCCCAAGTGGGAGAATCCACGTTTGATTTTGTCGAAAATATCGAGGGGGAATCGCCGGGTGCGTATCAACAGAATGGCAATCCAGCAACGGCAAATATAATACGCGCAGCGAATACGCAAGCCGGTTCGTATTCGCTTAATGGTGCGCAAGCGTTTGGATATGTTCATTTCAATTCTGTTGCTGATCCTGGTGATTATGCTCTTGTAGGCGTTGATGCGGAAGGCGTGATCGAATCGTATATCGTTTCGGTTGCTGACCCTGGCGCATACGATCTAGTAGGAGTGAATGCAAAATCTTCCGCGACTTATTCGGTCAATGCGGAAGCCGGAAGCTATGCACAGGAAGGCGCGGCGGATGCTACCGAGCAATCAACACTTGTCGAAGGCGGATCGTATGTCCTAGAAGGCGTTGCCGCATGGGCCTATCACGATAGAGTTTCCGTTGCGGACTCGGGCGAATATGGGATAGATGGATATGATGCATATGGTGGCGCGCAAATAAATTCGCTCGCGTCATTTGGGGAATATGGACTCACAGGCGCGAATTCCTTTGGGGCCATATTCAAGATTATTTTCAGCGATGCAATGGCGGGATCGTATGAAACATCAGGAACCTCTACACGCGCAATTCAATCCCTTTCGTCGGTGGCTGACCCTGGCTTATATTTCCTTAATGGTCTTCCCGCATTTGGGCGTATATCTGGCGAAGGTGTTGCGGGCGGAACTAGCAAGATTATTGTCAAGACGCGGACAGTAACGAAAACGGTTCCGGGAAAACCATCCCAAGAATCGATTCTTTCCGCGCAAAGAACGGGGCTCATAGAGGCACCGCCCGCGCCTACGCAAGCCCCCGCGCCGCCCGCTATAATCGAGCCTGCGCCCACGGTTGTTCCGGTTGCCCGGCCCATGGCTACTGGTGGTGCAGTGCTACCCGCCCGGCCAAGTGAATCACCAGTGGGCGCAACCCTTTCTGATGTCGCAACGGCCCTTGCCGAAGTGCAAAGACTCACAAGCGAATTGCGAAATAGAGATAAGCAAATCGAGGAACTAGAAGACGCGGTTGGTGTAGCATTCGCTGCTGGCATGATGGCGGGCGACGATGGTTAGCGTTAATCGCAAAATTCGGGATAAGGAAATTGATCACGCGGTCAACCTGCGTGCGTACACAACGAATGTTGTGAACCGAATGATTGCGACATTGAATCGATCCGATGCCGCGCTATTCACGCAACTGATTGACAAGCTATCGTACATGGACCCCGAGCGGTTCACTGTGCAACGTCTTGAAGAAATGCTGCAATCGACAATTGCGCTAAACAATCAAGCGTATGCAGTTTTGAATGACGATTTATCTTTAGAACTGCGACAACTCAATGAATTTGAAGTCCGGTTTCAGCAAGGTATGCTGGCCGAAACTCTTCCCCCAGCTTTTCCCGTGGCAAAAGTCAACGTGGATCAGGTGTATGCCGCTGCGATGTCGCGGCCCTTTCAAGGTGGATTACTCAAAGAATTTCTCAAGGATCAAGCATCGTGGAAAGCCACGCTGATTCGTCGCACGATTGCTGATGGATTTGTGCAGGCGAGAACAACGGATCAAATCGTCCGCGATCTGCGCGGAACAAGATCGAAGGGATATGCAGATGGCATTTTGGAAAGTACGCGTCGTGATGCGGCGGCAGTGGTTCGTACCGCGATTTCGCATACTGCGGAATTCGCAAAGCAAAAGGTATTTTCTGCGAATGCCGATCTAGGTCGCGGCTATCAATGGGTGTCCACGCTTGACACTCGCACAACGCCTGAATGCCAAGTGCGCGATGGTATGGAATACGACATGGATTTCAAGCCTGTCGGTCACAACTATCCATGGGGTGCTGGTCCTGGCGCGTTGCATTGGCAATGCCGATCTACCCGCGTCATGCTCACAAAATCCTGGCGGCAACTAGGCGTTGACGTTGACGAATTCAGTGCAGCCGAACGCGCATCGATGGATGGCACGGTTCCTGAGAAAACGACTTATGAGGATTGGCTGAAAGACCAATCGAAGGCCCGGCAAAACGAAGTGCTAGGGGCAACTCGCGCCGAACAATTCCGCGAGGGGAATTTATCCTTACGAGATTTGTATTCCGCACAAGGCGAAGAACTCACGTTAGCAGAACTGAGAAATAAATATCCGAACTACTTTGAGTAGGCCGGGCATGCATCTCGTTCCGCCGCGCTCCCCTTCTAGGCAGGAGGCGGCATTGCTACGGGCGAAGACTCCGCGATCCCCTGGTGTCCTGCAATGTCCGCGATGCGGATCACAAATCTCCGCAACTATTTTTAGTGGGCGCAAAATTAAAAACGGGAAAGCTATAGGCGGGACGATCCTTTACGCAAACATATGCGGTCAGTGCTGGTGCAATAATCTCGCCATTCCGATGTTGCACCGGAATTAACGAAAGTGATGCATTAATCACGATTTAGAGTTAAGCTCTTAACCATCCTTAGGGGATACAAATGCCTTTGTGGAAACAACGCCTACTTGCAAGACTTCAATCGCCGGAACCGGGTGCTGCTGGTGGAGGAACCGTTCCCCCGCCGTCTGCGCCGCCAGAGATTCCCGAGAATTTACAGCCAGTAGTTCAATCCATGATCGATACTGCGGTATCAACGCAAGTCGGCGGACTCAAATCCAAAAACTCAGAATTGATTGCAACGCAAAAGACTCTGAAAGACGAACTGAAAAAGTTTGAAGGCATTGACCCCGAGGCAGTACGCAACATCCTGAAAAAATTCGGTGACGAAGAAGAGGCCGCACTAATCGCCAAGGGCGAGATAGATAAAGTCTTAAACAATCGCACCGAAAGAATGGCGAAGGATTGGGAAAAGAAAGTCAATATCGAAAAGGAACGTGCGGACAAACTTGAGGCGAAAAACGCAAAGCTGGCGCAACGCGCTACTGCCGAAGCCGTTCTCAAGGCCGCGAACAAAACCGGCGCGCTGCCGGAAGCAACGGAAGATATAGTTCTTCGCGCCCAAGGGGCGGGATGGACGATCAACGAGGATGGCGAAGTTGTCGCAATGAAGGACGGCGAAGTTGTTCTCGGTAAGGACGGCAAAACGCCCCTAACGCCCGTTGAATGGGCCGAAGGGTTGCGCGAAACCGCCCCTCACCTGTGGCCGAGGGCTCAGGGTTCAGGTGCAACAGGCACCATGGTAAACGGCAAAGCCGTAATCATTGATCCAAACCTAACGCCCGAACAACGTATCACGCAAGCACGCGCAAATGCTTCGTTGCGTCACTAGGGTACTAACCCACAAGGTGATTTCAAATGGCTCTGACTCTCGTTGAGGCCGCAAAACTCTCAAGCGGCGACGTAGTGCGGTCGGCAATTATCGAAATGTTCGCGCAAGAAAGCGATGTTTTGCAAGTGCTGCCGTTCGATGACATTCAAGGCAACGCCTTGAAATACAACCGTGAAGCATCTCTGCCCGGTATCTCTTTCCGTGGCGTGAACGAAGCATTCCCGGAATCTACTGGTATCGTGAATCCAGTGACCGAGGCGCTTGTCATCGCAGGCGGCGACTTGGACGTTGACCGATTCATCATCCAGACGCAAGGTCAAGGCGTGCGCGCAACGCATGAACGCCTGAAAGTCAAGGCACTCGCAGCCGGTTGGACGGCGAAATTCATCAAAGGCGATTCGGCAACGAATCCGCGTGAATTCGATGGATTGCAAGTACGCCTGACAGGCTCGCAAGTCATTTCTGCGGGAGCAACGGCGAACGGCGCGGCACTCTCACTCGGGATGCTCGATGAAGTGATTGACGCAGTGGACAATCCCACGCATTTGCTGATGTCAAAGGCAATGCGCCGGAAATTCACGACTGCCGCACGCGATACCGCTGTCGGCGGATATATCACTTACGACAAAGATGCATTCGGTCGGCGCGTCACGCAATACAACGATCTTCCGATCCTTGTCGCTTATGGCGCGAACGGCGGTGATGACATCCTTCCGTTCGATGAAGCCGCTGCGTCGGGTACTGCAACCGCAACCTCGATCTATGTCCTGTCGCTCGGGCCGGGCCGCATCACCGGCATTCAAAACGGCGGCATGGATGTTCGCGATATGGGCGAACTGCAAGCCGCGCCAGTGTTCCGCACGCGGGTTGAATGGTTCACCGGCATAGTCGCGATGCATGGCCGCGCCGCTGCGCGCCTGCGTCATATCGGCAACCTCGCGATGGTCAAGTAATCGCGAACACTGAAAAGGAATTGATGTCATGTCAAAAAACACTTATGACAACCTGCTGTTGCTCAAAGATGCAGGCGCAGTAACGGCAACCGGCGCGGCGCAAGTCGGCGGCTCGGCTCGCGTAATCGATGTCGGTCTTGCCAGTGTCGGCAACGCAAAAGCTGTTATCGATACTTCCGCAATCGACACTGTGACCGGCGACGAAACCTATCGCGTTGCGATTCAAGGCGCGGAAGCAATCGGATTCGCCACGCCGGTTGAATTGGCCGCAGTGCTGGTGACGGCGGCGGGCCGCGTCGATCTTCCGTTCTCCAACGTGAAGGGCGGCACGACCTATCGCTATATTCGCGCCCACAACACTGTCGGCGGCACCACGCCTTCCATCAACGCCACGATTTTTGTCGCGAAAGACTAAAGGGGAATCACTATGCCGAAAATTGCACTGCGCTACACCGGCGATGACGAAGCGCACAAAAAATCGCTGGAATCCACGGGCGGCGTTATGTACGTCGAGCCTGTCGATGCTCGCGAGATTCTTGCAAGTCCGGGAAATGAATATGAACCGGACGAAGATTCTCGCAAGTTGATCGGCATTCATTTCGATCCGCGTTTGAAGGGGCTCAATGTCCCGCAACTGCAAGGCGAGAACGCCGAATTGCAAACGGGGTTGTCGGCGGAAAAGTATGGTCGCGCCCAAGTGGTGAAGGCCGTACCGGATTCCTCGATGCCAACGGCAATGCGGCCATTCACGACCACGG